TATCAATATACACTTTCCACCGCATGGAACGTTAGCACTGCAAGTTATGCTTCTCTTAGTAAATCAGTTAGTGGACAAAGCAGTGGTCCTTATGGACTAGCATTTAGTCCAGATGGAACTAAAATGTATGTGTTGGATAATAATAGTGAAACTGTTTATCAATACACAATGCATTAAAAAAAAAAATAAAGGAATAAAAACATGAAAGCAGTAATAGATACAAACAATGAAGTGATGGTAATTGCAGGTACTTCTTTTGTTGTCAACTCTACAAATGTTCTTGATACGAGTTCATTCAATTGGTTTATTATAGATAGTTATTAAGGAGAAAATGACAATAAGAGAATTTGAACCTATGGATTTTGAAGCCGTAAAGAAACTTTCAGTTGATAACGGAATGTTATTACCTACTGAAGGCAAAATGTTTGTTGCGGAATCCGCCAAAGGTGAAATTGTAGGTTTTGTAGTATTAAGGGCGGTGATGTTTATCGAACCGTTTGTCTGTAAAAATCCTGTTATCGCTAAGAAACTTTATGATTTCGCTGAATGGCACGTAAGATTATCGGAAGCCAAAATTGTAAGATGCTTTACAAGGACAGAAAAGTTATTAAAAAAATTAGGTTTTTATAAAATATTTGATGAATATCAAGCAATGGAAAAAAATTTCTATGATAAGGAGTTAAAATAAATGTCTACAACATCGTCACAAGAACAGCAGGCACAACAGTTATACGGTCAAGTTGGGAGTTTCAATTCGCAAGCCCCTAACTTATTCGCAAACTACCAACAGCCTTTTTCCCCCCAGCAACAAATAGGAGCGTTAAATAATTATACTAATCAAGGCGCTCAATCAATAAATCAACAGACTCAAACCAATGCTAATCAAGCCGGTGGTGGTGCTATGGCAAATGCTTTAAGTTATGGCTACGGTGGATCCATAGCTCAAGGTTTAGCCTCTGGTGCGCAAGAGCAAGCCGGAGCTGCCGGAACTAACGCATTACAGCAGCTACAAGCTAACAGGCTGGCTTTACTTCCTGGAATAATGAGCAATGCTAACCAACAGCAATTTAACATTACAGGAGCTCAGCAGGGCGTTGATCAACAAAATATACAGAACCAAATGGGACAATACGGACAGCAGCAAGGACTCTTGGGAGCCTTTAGCAATAATTCTACCTTAGATGATATTTTAGCTGGATTGAATACAGCCGGTGGAATAGTAGGTGGGTTAGGTAAAATAATTCCTGGTTGATTTGGTAAAAGTAGTTCAAGTGGTAATTAAAGGAGTTTTAATATGCCTGGTATAGCGGATTCTTTAAGACAAGCCGGTTACTTACAGCCTGGCGTTCAAGGCTTTGATTCTTTCATGCAGGATTTGACTAAACAGAAAGAACAAAATGCTTTCAATAGTTTATTAGGTCAAGCGCATGATCAAATTGCTAATAACTTTCAGAAAGTTGGAAGCATTCCTAATGGAATCTCCCCTTCAAGATTAAGTGATTTACAACCTCCGCCTAATGTAGGAATTGGAGGCGTTCAAAATGTACCCGGACATCCTCAATCACTGTCTCAAATCAGCCCTCCGCAGCAAGGTAACCATTACGCTGAAATGAGCCCTTTAGAACAAAAGCAAAAGAATTTAAGAGCCTTAGCAGATGTAATGATGAAATCCTCAATGTTCCAAAACTTATCCCCTGAGCAAAAGCAATCAGCGATAATGGGATTGCAGACCTTTGCTCAAGGTAGTGAAACTCCAATGGCTCAATATCAGAACTTGGCTGTTCCATCTACTTCGAGCCTTTATAGGTTTAATGAAACTAATCCTTCTGAAGCTCCTCAACTTATTCAAAAAGGTGAGGAAAAAGAACCGGTAAAAGTTGAAACTCCTTTAGACGCGAAAGGAAATCCTCAAGTTAAAACCGTTGGAGATCAAAAATTCGTATTAGTTAGAACAACTAATGATAGAGGTGAGACAAGTGATGAGTGGAAACCTTTACCAAAAGGAGAATCTCCTATCCCTGCTGAAAGACTTCAATTTGAAATGGGTAAGTATAATAAAGAGCATGATCCCAATGAGATAATGAAAAACGCTCAAGATAATATTGCAGCGATTGATGAACAACTAAATGTTAAAGACCTTAAAGTAAGTAATCCCGGCACTTATACTTCTCTCACGCAAGACAGGATTAAGGAAGTTATTAAACTTAATGCAGCTAAAAATCAAGCGGCAGCATTAGACAAAAAGTCGAGCAAAGGTAAAAAAAATGATCAAGCTGCTTTAGATGAAAATATAAAAGCTTATGCTAAGAAATGGAATATTTCCGAAGATGAAGCTCGTAGTTATGTAAAATAAGAATATCCAATGCAAGACGGTTCTCCTAAATTACTTGATTTAAACATACCCCCGGACACCTACAAAAAGATGTCGACAGATAAAAACGTAAAATTACTTGATTTAAACATACCGCCAGATAAATATAAAGCAAGTTTGAATCAACAAAATCCGGCAGTTTCAACGGGTGATACTTTAGGAAAAAATAAATTTACGCCTCCAAATCCGCAAACAACAAATAATCAACCAAAAAAGCAATCATCCGAGCTTATGGATATTTTATCTCAACCTGGACAAAAATTAGATAAAGCTATAGGTGAATTTAAGCAGGCATTTACAGGTTCAAATGTAGGCAAGGGTGTTGGTAATTATTTATCCGGTGTCGTTGACATAGGCAATGCGGGTTTATCTACAATAGGAAGTTTATTTGGTGTTGCAGATTATGGTTTGAGACAACTTCCCGGTGGTGAAGGCGTATCTAATGTAATCAACACTCCATTTAATGCAGTAGGTCAAGGTGTGCAAGCTGGTGAAAACGCTCTTGATAAATTAGGTCAAGGACTTCCGCAAAATGTAAAGAATTTAGGACTGCCTCAGAAACAAGCAGATCAATTATCTCAATCAATGTCCGGATTAAATCAAGGCTTAGCTCAATTACTTTTAGCTCATGGCTTAGATGCAGGCTATAAGGGTTTAATGCCTGAAAAATATTCTCCAATGGTTGACATCAAAAGCAAGCCTCAGGGGGCTTATCAAGAACCTAAGGCACAGGTAGGACCGGAAGGTACCGGAGTAGAAAAACTTACAGACTTACAACCGGAAATTAATCTTAACGCTGAAGTAGATAATAAATCTGATTTAGCAGAGAAAAATAATGTAGTTGAAACTTCCAAAGAGAATCAACCCGCTCCAAACGAATTGCCAAAAGAAGAAGCCCCCATTCCCGAAACGCCAAAGGTTGAAACTCCCGAAGAAGCTCCCATACAGCAAACGGAAAATAAGAGCCAAGAGAATTTATTTGGTGATAACGGTCAAGTTTTAGCATCAAGGCTTCCATATATAAATGAATTTGTTAATAACTCGCTTTCACCTATTGTTAAAGATTTAATAAAAGGCGGTAAGAATACAATCAAAGGTTTTGTTAACCTTGTCGCCCCTACTTTTGGAGTTGATAGAGAAGCTCGTATGATTGTTGATAAAACATTAGGCGACCAAAATAAAGCCGCTACCATACTTGACAGAGCTTCAAGTGAATGGGAAAATATGTTAGGGAAAATGAATCAACATGACCAAGTGGCTTTCATTGATAGATACAAAAGAGGATTACCTCAACAAAATGAACATTTACAATTAATCGCGGATTATATTAAGGGAGTTGATAAAACTGTTTATGATGAATTGCAGAAACATAATCCAAGCATAAATTGGAAAGAAAATCATTTAAGAGTGATGTGGAAAAAGATTCCGGGAGCCGAAACAGAACAGGGAGGTTTCAAAGGATTATTCAGAAGACCACTACAAGGTACGAAGGGAATGTTTAAACATTCTACTCTTGAAGATATGAGCGAAGGCATTCAGAAAGGTGGAATTCCTTATAGTTATAATCCCTTAACCAATTTTAAGGCTTCTTATGCTGATGCGTATAAATTCATAACTGCGAATAGAATGTGGGATGCCGCTAAGGATTTGGGATTAAGAGTATTTGTAAGGCATGGTAAAGATATCCCCGATGGTTTCGTAAAGTTAAATGATGGTATTGCTAAGGTTTATTTTAAAAGTAAAATAGATAAAGTAATGACTTCTCCGGGTGAGTGGTATGTTGATGAAGGCTTTGGCAGGCTTTTGAACAATCACTTATCGACTGATTTAATAAGAACCAGTGATTTTGGTAAAGGTATGATGTGGATAAAAAACGCTTATACCGCAACAGAATTATCTTTCAGCCCTTATCATTTTAGTTTTGTTTCAATAGCCTCAATGGCTCATCAGTTAGGTCTGGGGTATCAGAAGATTTTAAGTAGTTCTTTATTTGTGGGTGATTTTGGCAGAGTTGGACAAGGCATAAAAGATGTCTTAACTTCTCCGGCTGCTCCTAAAATTGATTACAATATTGGTAGAGACGCTTTAAGATTACTTACAGAAGACGGTTTCAAAAATAGTGAAGCCGGTAAAAGTTTACTAAAACAATTCCCTGAAGCCGGGCACTTAATAGATTTAGGCTTTGAGAATGGACTTACTGCAAAACTACAAGATGAATATAAGAATAAGTCCGTCAATGCTTTCAAACAGGCTTGGAATAATCAAGATCCTATGGGTGCTATGCTTTTTCATGCTTTGCCTTCCTTGAATCAAATTGTAATGGCGCCTTTATTCGACCATTTTATACCTAATATAAAGTGGGGGGCTTTCTTAAAAGGATTGTCTGACGATTTGGTAACTCATGCGGAAGATTTAAAATCAGGCAAAATTACAGAGTCTCAATTAGCAAGTAAAAACGTAACTCATGTTGAAGATATTTTTGGAGAAAAGAATTTTGATAGATTCTACTGGAATAGAACTTTTAAGAGTGCGTTACAACTATTATTCAGATCGGTGACTTGGAAGCAAGGAACTTTGCATTTATTCGCTTCAGCTCCTTTCGAGCAAGGCAAAGAGTTTTATGATGCAGCAAAAGAAGGTCGTGCTCCGAGACTAAACAGAAATTTAGCTTTTGTTTTGGGATTGGCGACTATTCATACGGCTATGGCAAACGCAATTCAGCTGGCTTTTGGACAAGGTCCGACTACATCATTCAAAGATTTAGTGGCTCCAAAAATAAACAAAGATGGTTCAAGAATCCAAATAATGGATTATTTCAAAGATGCTATGTCTTTTGCTAAGAACCAGGTTAATTATTTAACTTCTTCAACTTCCGGTGAGATCGGAAAACTTATGGAGTTGTGGCAAAATAAAGATTTTTACGGTTATGAGGTCTATGATCCAAATGCTCCTATTTAAATGGAGACTTGGCAAGCCGCACTTCATATGGCGCCTTTACCATTTGGAGTCCAACAGTACTTAAAAACAAGCGGTAAGCCCATTGAAGAAAGAGCCTCAGGATTATTAGGTTTTAATAAAGCTCCTAAATATATAACTAATACTTCGGCTCAAAATGATATTGATGAACTTTACGACAAACGTTTCGGTGGTGGAACTAAGCCGTATTCACAAAGGGAAATCGATCAAGCCAAAACTGATTTAAGAAACCTGAAGAAACAGAATAGCCCTCAATTTGAAGATAAATTAAATGATTATGTTAATAAAGGATTGATTGATTTAAAATCTAATTTTGTAAAGGAATTAGATAAAAATTCAGACGTACCTCAAGATGTTAAAATGTTTCAAAGGCTTCCGGCTGTTGATCAGGGTGGAGTTCTTAAAGACCATCCCGAAGATATTCAGAAGTATTTACCTTATGCGCAAACTGATTTATTTAAGAATAATCCTGAGTTTTTAGATCAACTTAAACCTATTATGGAAAACCTCCCGGCTAAGCAAAGAGTATCTTTGCAGAGGAGAATCTATAAAAAGATTGGGAGGGTTATAGAATGATAGCCTTAGTTTGGGACTTTGGCTGGTTTGTGCCATTAGCTGAAAGATTAGCCGAAGAGTTTGAAACTGTTTACTATATCTGTAATATCCGCAATGGTTACCCCAAAACTCGTGAGAAATTAGTTGGCGAAGGCATTAAGGGCGTTACGAGAATTGATCCCGATGATTTTTGGGAAGTCTGGAAGGAAGTTGATTTGTTTGTTTTCCCTGATTGTTATGACGGCAAATTTCAGCAATGGCTTAAAGATCAAGGTTGTTTGGTTTGGGGAACAGGTATATCATCTTGGTTAGAGCGTGATAGGGTGGCTTGTGCGGAGTGGCAGAAGAAAGTAGGGCTTCCACTTGCACGTACTGAAGAAGTAATAGGATTAAAGAAACTTAGGGAAACTGTTAAACCTAATCAGTTTATAAAGATTAATGAGAATAGAGGCGACTTTGAAACCATAAAGAATATTGACAAAGTTAGATCGGATCAAAGGTTTGATGAAATCGCTGTTGAATTGGGCGCTTACAAAGAGCTAATGAAATTTATTTTAGTTAATAAAATTGAAGGTGTGGAAATCGGTTACGATGGATTTAGTGTGGATGGGAAATATCCCAATAAAAGTTTATATGGTTATGAAATTAAAGACTGCGGATATGTAGGAAAATATGTAGATTATAAAAACTTGCCTCAATCAATTTTAACAGTTAATGAAAAGTTGGCGGAAGTTTTTAAGCGTGAGAAAATGCGCGGTCCTATATCAAACGAAATCAGAGTAACTGATAAAAGAGTTCCTTATCCCATTGACGAAACTTTAAGATTGCCTAATCCTCCTTATCAAATTCATATTACCAATATTAAGAATTTAGGTAAAATGATGTTGGAAGCCGCTAAAGGAAATTTGATTGAACCCGATATAGAGTTTAAATACGGCGCTATTGCAATAATGAACTCTGAATTTGCAATTAAGAATATGCTGCCGGTTAAAGTACCCGAAGATAAAAAGAAATGGGTAAAACTAATTAACTGGGCTACAATTGATGATGAGTGGTATTCTTTGCCGGTTTATGATATGGAAGAGTTTGGAGCTGTGGTAGGCTTAGGGAACACGTTAGAAGAAGCCACACAAGCCTGCAAAAGTAATTGTGAAGGCATAGAAGCAGATTCATTGGATATTGATATTGATTCGTTAGATAAAGCGTTGAAAGTAATTGAGGAAGGTAGAAAATATGGCATCACATTCTAAGGTTAAAAGAAGAATTATTATTGATGTAATCTCTCACAAAGACCAAAGATATGAAACTGTAGGAGATTGGAAATTTGATAAAAAAGGCAATCTTCATATTTGGGTTTCTGATATTAAGAATGACGATTTTAATAATTTAGTTGCAATTCACGAATTTACCGAAGCATTGCTTTGCAAAAAACGTGGAATAGATGAAAGGAAAATTACGGACTTTGATATGAAGTATGAAGCCTTGAGAAAAGAAGGCGACAATTCAGAGCCCGGCGATTCTTTGGAAGCTCCCTACCAAAATGAGCATTTATTTGCAACCGGTATTGAAAAGCTTTTATGTTCGGCTTTAAATGTTAAATGGTTTGATTATGATAAAGCCGTTAATGATTTGTGATTATTGTAGTAATTAGTTAATTTATATAGAGGTAAAAAATGAAAAAGTTAGTGTTGTTATTGTTGTTTTTATCAATCCCTGTTTTAGCTCAGGACGTTTTAACGTCAACTGTGCCGGCGGGTGCTACTTACGGTAGCGTAATCAAGATGTATGAAGGGCAAGCACTCTTGGGCATGTATGCTGATTCCGTTAATACTATTACTACCGTCTCATTCTATATATACTTAGGGGACACTACGGGAATAGGAACGGATTCAAGCAAGTATATGGCTGTTGGCTCTGTAAGTGATACCACAATTTATTCAGTAGCCTTAACAAAAATGAAATACATGGCTTTAAACTCTGTTTTATTTTATTCATTGATGCCGGGCTTATATTATCCTCAAACAGTTTACTTGTTGCCCAAACTTGGAGCGGCTCAAACATATAGTAAAATAATTAAATTCAAAGCTGGCATTAATATAATGCCGATTTCAAAGTAATATAGAGGAATAATACAGTGTGGATACTTGAAGTTTCAATCGGCGGATTAATAACATTTTTTTTAGGTATTATAACAATACTGATAAAATCACGTTTTGAGGAGAAGAAAAAGAATGAAGAAGAGCAATTAAAGAAAATCCAGGGTTTATTTGAATTTCAAGAGCAGCATGTTACGGAGACAAAAGAATTAAATACATCGTTCAACATGATGCAAAGAGAACTGATACTCAACCGAGTAGATTCTCAATGTGCTATTTATGCTTTAAGAAAAGCAAGTAACGGTATCCCCTTTACACAGTACATTGATGAAGAACGAGAAAAATTAATGGCTGAATATAATTTCAGATTCAAGGATAAAGAAGTATAAATATTATGGCAGACGAGATTACCCTAAAAGAGTTTATCGAAAGAATCTTTGCTGAGAGAGAAAAGCAGTTACAGCTACATTTTAGAAATAGTGAGAATGCTTTAATCTTAAGTAAACTGGAACTTGACAAGAGATTAAACGAATTAAATAATCTGCGTGCTGAATATACAAAAGATCGAATGGATGATAATACTACTTTTCTACGTCAAGAAACCTATTATGATAAGATGATCTCCTTAGACAAGGATATAAAAGATTTACAATTAAGTAAAGCATCTTTAGAAGGCAAAGCATCACAGACGTCTGTAACTAGGGTAACAATTATATCATTGGCCGGTTTATTTATTGCTTTGATAGGTATAATAATAGCAATTAGTAATTTCTTTTATAAAAAATAGATAGGAAGGTATAAAATGTCAATCATAACATTGTTAATCGTTCTCTTGGTCTTGGGACTCGTGTGGTACTTAATAGGACTTTTGCCAATAGATGCAAAGATCAAGAAAATTATACAGGTGATTTTTATAGTTATCTGCATACTTTGGCTATTAAGTCTGGTGTTCGGTAATTTGGGAATCGCTAACTATAGAATTTAATCATAAATTGTTTATATTAACGTATGTTAAAAAAACTATAGCGGCGGGTTTAGAAGAACAACCTGTCGATATTAATAATAATAAATATAGGATGGATAAAGTCATGGCTGAAAATACAAATGTAGATGCCATTGTTAATGGTATCAATTTCTTGGGTGGCGCATACACACTTGGGAAAAGTTTGATAGGGGAGAAATTTAATGTTCTCAATTTCAAAACTGATTTGGAAATATTCAGTGAAGCCAAAGCGGGTTTTAATTTTGTTGGAACGCTTCCACAAGTCGAATCTGAATTAGTTAGTACAATCACACCGGATGAAGTTGCTGAAATTAGTGCCGCTGTTGTGGCATTGAACGTTCTAAAGGCAGGTACTAACGAAGCCGAAGCTGTCACTGATGGAATCGCTTTAGCGGTACAGATTAAGAATTACTGTCAAAAATATTTCTAATGAACAATCCCCCGCAAAAAGAACTTAAAAATCTTTTTGTCCCCCAGTTCTTCATGGACTGGGGATTTTATTAAGAATTATGGATGAGAACGTAGTAAACAAAATAGTTAATACTCTCAACGGTTGGAAGACAATAATCGGGGCAGTAGGAACGCCTATTGCCTCCGCTGTTATTATGCTTACTCCGGATAACACTGTAGCTCATTGGATAGCAATAGGATTCACAGCGTTATTTGGTTCAACCGGCATTGTGGGTGTAATCCATAAAGATATTAAAAATCAACTTCCAGGTCAGATAAACGCTGCACCTTCGGGGACGTTACCAATTAAGTGAGGATATAATGGAAAAGGAAAATTATATGTCGCCTGCTCAAATGAAGTCTAAGGATGAAGAAAATGACTTCTTTAACAGAGTAAAGGAAGCTAAGGACCCAGATTGGGAAAGAAATCAAGGTATGGCTGCAACTCCTGAAGATCCGCCAAAGCAGAAGTCTAAAAGGCAAGTAAGGTTTTTATTAAGTAATGGAAGCCCTTTAAGCAATCAGCAAAAAGATAAACTTAAAAAAGAACTTCATACCGGCGCTGTTAAGGAAAAATGAAAAAATATTATGGATTGACTTTGCAAGAATATTCAGATGCTTTTTATGATGATTTTGACGCCTTCTTTGATCAGCTAATGACCGATGAGGGTGGATATGTTCCCGAATCTCAAGCCAGGCAGACTAAAGATACAGGAGGAACTACTTCTTATGGAATTTCTTTAAGTTTTTTACAGGGTTTGAATATTGATGTCGCGGACTTAAACCATGACGGCGTAATTGATGCCAAAGATATTGTGTGTTTAACTAAGGGGCAGGCTAAGGAATTATACTTTTTATATTTCTGGAATCCTTTATATCCACAAATCAAATCAATTCAACTTGCCAATAGATTATTCAACTTCGGGGTTAATTCAGGGAAACCTAAAGCAGTTTCCATACTACAGAAGGCTTGTAACGACACTCTGCAAGCTCCTACGTTAGTTACTGACGGTGTATTTGGAAATAATACATTAGGAGTGGCCAACGGTATTCAGAATCAGCAAAAGCTTTACGATAATTATATTATGGCAATTCAGTTGTTCTATCAGTCATTAAACAAACCTCAGTTTTTAAACGGATGGCTGGCGCGTTTAAAAAGATTACTTCCACAATCATTGATTGATATGATTAAGGGCTAATCTTCCTCGTCAAAGTCTTCGTGATATCCTTGATCATCTTGGTGACGTCTGTAAGTAGTTCTCCATATTATAAACATTACAAAAAAACAACTATATATTGAAATTTATGTCATCGGCTATATCTTCTCTCTGATTTCTAATCATCCCTAAAAGCCGATTATTTTCCTTTTCAAAAGCATCCCTATCTTTTCTTAGATTATCTCGCAATCTAATTTGGTGCAATAGATGAAACCTTAAATCTTCATCTTTTATACCATCCACATATTCTTTTTGCTCTTTTGTAAACAATTCACCCAGCGTACCGCTCATAATTTTATTCCTTTCTGTTTAGCTAATTTTTTGACTTTAATTTTATAATATTCAATCTTTTCTAAATATTCTTCATCGGTCATTTGGAATGGAAACTTTCCTTTGTGTTTTAGAAAGTCTGCCGTACCTTCTCCATAGGTTTTGTCGATATAAAGCCGGTGAGCCTGTTCTTCGCCGTTTCTTTGAGTATTACAATATTCACATTGTTCCGCACAATTTTGTTCATTAAACTTAGTAGCGGAATGACCTCTTTTTACATAGTGCCCTGAATGAGCCTCCATCCAGTGTTTTCGTCTACCGCAAGTGATACAAATTATATATCCATATTTATCACAATTACGCAAACGGATGAAACGTGAAAACCATCTGTCTAAAATTTCATCAAGATTCTTTGTCGATTTAACTGACCTGGTCATATCTCGTTTCTTTAATTGAATTTAAAAAATGAGAAATATCATCAAGACAGCCTTTACTGAATAGACATGGTTCAGGATAAAAAATATATTGTCGCCAAAATGAATACCAACGTATAAAGCCTAAAATATCTTCGCTCTTTATATTTTTACAAATAAATTTCTTAGTTCTGCCAGATGATTCTATTTCCTCAAATGTTATAAATTTATATTCTACTTTTTCTTTCATAAAAATAATTCTCCTACTGCTTTTTTGTTTTTTCTTAATGAGTTTCGACTCACGCATTCAACTTGTCCGTTATCAAGAAATTTTATAAGTGCAGAATTCATAACGCCTCTAACAAGTACGATACATATCCTATTTTTCATAGTTTTACGCTTTTCATTATTGGCCCAACTAAAAATATATTCTTGCAACATTTCCATTCCGTAGTTTAATGTTTTATTATTTTCTTAAAATCCGGACAAAATATTACTTTTGCCGAAATCGGCTGTTTACAATTATTTTGACAGCCTTCACATGTTTTATCAAATTTAGGGATTTGCTTTATTTTGCCCGCAAATGCCCCGCTATTCAATTTTTTCATAGTGGTGATAAATTGATATACTTATCCGTTGTCAATGGATTGTTGAGCATCCTACACATGAAATTTGACAATCTACAACACTCTCCCATCTTGCTCATACTTTGAAATTAGCCTCGACAGTTCTTTGAAAACTCCCGAAGGTAAGTTAATAAAGAGAAAATTGAACAAATTCTTAGCATCTTTCTGCATTTTTACGTCATTTAGAGGCTCTGACCTGCTTTTTGAGAGACAGGTGATGCTAATCGTATTCTCTTGGTGGCTGTTAATCTTAATTTCTTTCATTCCGCCAACCCACTTCCGTGACAGCAAGAGCAAACCTTATACGGTTCGTCAATTAAATTGGGGTTGCTGGGCATAAAAGCTTTGGGAATCTCGCCGAAGCCAGAACATTCGGGGCAGAGAGTTTCCAATAATTCATCGGCTTCCTTAAACTTTTCCTCTGAATCTAATTCATTAGCTGCTTTTTTAAGATTAAAGGCTTTATCAAAAATTAAACGTGCTTGTTGTGTCATTCTGTGTAACCTTTTTGTTTATGTTTTTTAAATATTCTCTATATTTTTCTTCAGTAAAATTTTTGTGACCATATTCTTTAACAAATTCAGATCTTGAAAGCGGATTCGTTTCTGAATAATTTGGATTCCTTAACCTTATCCAGTCCTCCGATTGAAAAATTTCGCTCCAAGTCATTTTGCTCATTGCAAACCATCGTACCAACTGTCTTCATCATGTCCTGCTCGGACAATAGCTGCCATTGCAATTACTAAAATTACAACTGCAATACCGAAAGCTGCCCACATATACCACATATATTTATCCTTTCTTAAACTTTTCCTCAAATAATCTTCGTCTTTCTTGTGCGTAATTCTCTCGAGCTTCGTAAAAACCCGACTTATATTTTATCTCACACTCATTAGCAACGGCTAATTCAATCGCTTTTTTATCATCTTCGGTTAAAATATAATCTTTGTCTTTAAGAAAATTACCTCGCTGAATTAAATAATCTACTCTTCTTTGTACCATTTGATTAACTTCATCTTGAGTAAACACAGGTAAAGCGTTAATCCAGTCTGCTATTTCAAGTTTTTGTATTCCAAATATCTTGGTTGAGATTAGAGCCTCATATCGTTCTTTAACCGTTTTGCGTGTCCAGCCTCTGCGAATAAATTCCATAAACCATATTCTTAGAGTCTCCTTTGGAAACTCTTCACGTTTTGCTGCTTCAAGCCGGGCAAACAATGAAGTACAGTAGGGATCATAAATTAAATCAGTTTCATAATAATTGTTTTGGTATTCCTGCAACAACCATTCGAGCTTCGGTTTCTTCGCCGTGACTTGCTGCTCTTTCTTCTGCATATTTTTTATAGTCGATAGAGCCTCTTGGCTTGCTTTGTTGATTTGTTGCATTATTACCTCCGTGATTAAAATTGTTTTTCTTCCAGTTTCTTATTGCAGCTTTCCAATCCTTCATTTTATTTTTACCGACAATCCATCCTCTGGTTTCATAATAGTCAATAAAATATTCAGCATCTAAAATAAACCCGATTGACTTTGTGTATTCATTTACTTCTTGAGGAGAGGGTTTTATAAAAACACGTGTGCATATATTATCTTTATCATTCTTATCATTCTTATCATTCTTGTTTGTGGTCGATTGCTGGTCGATTGTTGGTCGCTCGTTGGACTGTTTGTTGGTCGTTTTGTTGGTCGCTTTATTTGTGTCACTTTGATAATACTCATAATTTACAATGGTTATGAGAGAAAATCTGCTGGTCGTTTTGGTGGTTATTTCGTTGGTCGCTTTTAGCCTTCTGAGGCATGTTCTGATGGAACGTTGTGAAATACCTGTTTCTTTGCTTAATTTGAGCCTTCCGGTTATTAGCTGACCTCTCTGAATTGTCTGACCTTGCCAAGAGTTTTCTTGATGGTTTGCTTTAAGGATAAGATGTAAAAATAGATGTAATGTTTGAGAATCATTATACCATTCCCAATTTACAATTTGCCTGAAGAGTTTAATATAACCTCCATCAATTAGCATGTTTTAATCCAGTAAATAATTTTGGTCTGTAATAATCGAACATGTAGCGGTTATAAAATTTGTCTATTAAATCTTTAAAGATTTTATCGCTAACTTTATTATGATGTAACCATTTAGGATTTTTGATAATCTCTATATCATAATATGTTTTCCCGATTTCAATTAAACCTGCATGGAGAGGAATTTCTTCTTTTTTCAATAGTCCGGTTGGTGTAACAAAGAAAAATTTATTAGTCCGATGTCCGTTTGAAATTATCTCGTGCTTGTTATCAGTTTTAATAACGCTCCATTTTTGATTAACAACACCAAAAGACTTGCAACATTTTTCAAAATCCTTTTTATAGTCAGCACGTGAAGTTTTAATTTCATATTCCGTTGTGAAATTATCCTTTGATAAAGTCATTATATCGCACTCCCAATTACCAAGAAAATAATTAGTGATGACATAACTTGATTGCCTATCAGTTAGCCAGTGGAGTAATTTCATTTTAATTAGATCTGTTTCTCTCATATTTCTCAATAAAATAGTCCTGCAAATGAGTAGCAAACATAACAAAGCTCCGCTGGGGTAGCGTTGAAAGGTATCTCAAATGCAGGACTTTTAAATTCATCATTAAATTTGCTTTATTAAATTTGCTATTACAAATAAAAGCAAAAGATTGTTTAAATACAATAGGAATATTCTTAAGAATCGATAAGAATTCGATAAGAATTATTTCTTAGCTTTTCTCTTTACATAAGCAGCTTCAATTAAGGACTGGTCTTTGTCGTCAAACATAGAGATTTCAGTTTTATATTCATCCATAAAATCATCTAACTGTTGACCTTCTTCTACTGCTATAGCCTTGAGATACCAATTAGGATTAGTTAATTTATTCAAATCAAGGGCTTCATAACCGTATTTATCAAGTCTCCTGTCTTCAGGTGCGGTATCAAGTTTAATTTTTGGTTCTTTTTTAACTTCGAGGATTTCCACATCATCAGTTTCCGGATTATCGACATATTCAAACTTAAAATCTTTTATATCCGGATCCTCGTGAACGATTGCCTGATCTGATTGTAAAGCCATCTTAAGTTCAGTGGATAAGATTCCATATTTTGACAGAAGAGATTTCAACACGGTCTTTAAACTCATACCGTTGAAATTACTCTTCCATTGACCGTTAATATCAGCAAAATTCTTAGAGTATTTTTTCCCATGACACTGAAGCTCCTCTGTGGTCATGTATAAATCTTTTTGAAAACCGGTCGAGAGTTCAAAGAATGAATAATAACCGACTATTTTATCGCTTTTCTTTTGATTTTGGTCAAAAGTGTGTGTCCCTCTGAAACGATCAGAAGCAATCAATTCACCTTCAAAAACATGAGTGGCGTTAATAGTCTTGTACATACCGGTACGGATTGCCAATTGAATGAAAGCTTTATACCCCATCTGAAATTGAGCTTTCATAGTTTTACCCCTGTAAGGGATTATATGAGCAAAACCAAAATTTGGATTTATTGGTAAATCTAAAGTAGCCGCTATTAAAGCTGCTGAAACAATAGAATTAGGGTCTATTCCCTCAAAGTTAGTATTAGATGAAACTATTGAAGTCAAAGAAGCTAAGAAGCTTGCAGACTTTTGCCCTAAGATTTCTTGGAAGCGTTGTTTAACTTCGACAGTGTTGGTAAGTCCTTTCACTACCTGCAAAGTTGTCCTGGTATTTTGTTTTGCCAGACTATTCTTAGCCTGTTCTTGAATGTTTGTCATGGTTTTTCCTTTATTCTATAATTTTCAAATAGAAATTGAATTATATCCTTTGTGTTTTGATTATAGGAATTAATCTTTTCGATAACTTTAAGCAAGTCTTCCAAACTCCATTTAGAAAGGGATGACATTAAGCTTTTAATCTCCTCTAATTCGGTTCTAAGCGGCTGTAATTCACCGATTACTTTTTTATTATTATCTCGAATTTTAGTAATATCTTTTTCAAATCCTTCCCACATTTCATTAAGTGCGTTGAGTTGGCTGTCTTTTGCTTCCTTAAAGTCATTTTTGACCTTTTCTAAAGATATTCTATAGTCTAATACTGCCTCTTTAAAAATATCCAAATCGTCTTTCAGATATTCTTTGGTTTGGTTTGCATATTTAAGTACTGCTTCTCTCAGCACCTCCTCTGCCTGGATTGGTTTAAGCCTTTCGCAAAGAGATTTTGGCAACCAAATTAATTCTTCCTCTTCTTTTATTTTTTCGCTCATGGTTTTTCCTTTATTTTTTGGTTATCCTGCGTTAAATGAGGCACATATAACGCTGTTTGGTTCTATATCGTCGTCTGCTATGCCAATTCTTTTGATAATTACTTTTTCTTTGGTTGTGAAACCACTCCAAGAGACTAAATTGTAATCATTGTTATCACCTGATGGATGTATTTCTCTTGCGTCTTCTTCGTTGGCTGCACACACTATTGCGCTGTCATATTCGTCATATTTGCAAAAGTCTGGGCGGGTTAATAAATATAAGTAGTTCATTGGTTTTAATGTTGTTAATAAATGCAAATTCTTTAAAATAGCTTTATTATGTGCTTCATTATATGCTTTTGCGGCTTCTTTCTCGGTCTGGAACGAATCAAGTGGAATTTGTTTCATTTTTCAGCCTCATAGATATATTTCTTGAACGTCAACTTTCTTATAATGTTTAATTTGTATTGCTCGTAAAGTTCTGGATTATCTTTTTGAAAACTCTTTGAATCAAAAATACGGTATTCACCCCACTCCATAAGGGGATGCTTCTGGAAAGTTAATTGCTTGAATGTGCCGATTTTTTCGATAAGTTTTTCTTTGTATGAGTCCCTAACTTTTTCACGTTCTTTTATTTCCGAATTAATATCTTGATAATTTTGGTATAACTGAAAGGTTTCCATATCATCAAAATTGATATATTCACCCTCTTTTAATTGAGTTTCTTGAGGGTTTTGAATATCCGGAGCTGTTAAGGGCGGTTCTTGACCTTGGATAATATGAGTATTCCAATACTCTTCTGCGTAGTTCTGAAGAGCTTTCATGAAGGTAATGTCCGGTATCATTTCTTTTACTTCTAACTTGTTCCCGCCAACCAACATTACGAAATATCCCCATTTATATCCTGTAATTAAAAATTGTTGTTGATGCTGGGCATAATAATGTAAGGGAATCTCTGTTTCAGTCTTTCGGAACTTGTCATACGCAAACTGAGAGATGTTTTTAATTTCCAAAATACCTAATCCCGGGCGGTCTATCCCTTTTTGTTTAGTAATTAGCCGGTCCAATGAGCAGGAAAGGAAACCATTTTCATGAACTCTAATTTTGTTATCTTTTTTTATTGTGCAAAAATAATCTGTAGCGAAGCCCTTGCCTATGGAATCCTCTAAACGAGTACCCCATTTAGTGAATTCATTGCCTTGAAAGCGTTGATAATTTGGGTCTCTGCGCTTCTCTCTCCAAATATTGTGAGGCGTCCGGAAGGGATTCAACCCTAAAATTACTCCTATTTCGCTCGCTCCAAGATATCCTAATCGGATTTCTTGAATCTGTGACTCTGTCAGTCCAACTGTTTTGATAAATTTCTTCATAACCATCCCTTTCTTTTGCCGATTTCTTTCCAAATTTTCAAATTAAGAAAAAAACTTTTCATGTCGTCATGATCGATTATTAATAATTCATTTGTCCTGATATTACCATCATGTGCTGAATAGCTATTATATTTGCCTATTTTGTAATAATACGGAAATTTCTTTGTTGCGGCTTCTATTTCTTCAAAAGTGGCGGGGCGGAAGTCATCTAAGAAAGACATATAGCTTTTATCATTATCAAGGCGACAGCGGTCATCACCTATAATTTCGGTAATTTTGTGCGCACCCTCTGAGAGATAGCTTAATCTAATGCCTTTTCTTTGGATTATGTAATCATTAACCTTTGGTTTGTATTTCATCTCACACCTCTTATATAAGCAATAAAACCTAAATATTCTCTGAAATATTGCGGATTGTTTTTATGAGTTTCTTTAACTCGGTTCTCAAATTCCTCCAATGTTCCCTTAAAGCATCCGCACCAGATAGTATCATCTACAAATCGGTATGTAGTCATTCGATTTTCTGACCCGATGCAGGCAATTTGGATATAGCGTTCGCTAAGGTTTGCACCGCTAAGGTTTGCACCGCTAAGGTTTGCACTGCGAAGTTCTGCACTGCGAAGGTTTGCACCGCTAAGGTCTGCACCGCTAAGGTTTGCACCGCTAAGGTTTGCACTGCGAAGGTCCGCACCGCTAAGGTCTGCACCGCTAAGGTTTGCACCGCTAAGGTTTGCACCGCTAAGGTCTGCACCGCCAAGGTCTGCATTGATTTTAGCAGCTTCAATTAATGTCGATCTAATTGAATTGTTCTCCTTTTCAAACTCAAAAAGAAGTTTCCCAAAGGTGGAATTGATCTGAATTTTTGTTTTCATTTTGATTGTCCTTTCAAAAATGTATTGTAAATATAATAATTATTATTTGAGAAAGTCAAGTTTTTATCTATTGACTTGGTATGAAAGTTTCCATATATTTGCTCGTCCTTTCAAAGTATCCCTACTTGGATATAAGTTAAGTCGCGCTCAGCCTCAAAGGGCTGGGCGTTTTTATATTTTCGTTACAGTTACAAAAAAACTAATTGTCTGTATTCGTGTCTCTTCGGTAGAATCAATTTCTTTTGAATAATCTTTGAGGAAAGTTTCAATCGCTTCTGTGATTGAATTTGCCTCAATATGCGCTTTCACTTTCATATTCGTAGATTCTGCACTGATAAGATAAGTTTTCATTATTTTCCTTTCTGATTTGTCATTTGTCATTTAACAGCTCCAATCCATAATTTATGATTGGTGTTTCCACAGCCGCCGCCGCAGAAGCAGCCACAGCATGACCCGCATAAGACGCATAAGCCGCAGCATAAGCCGCATAAGCCGCATTAGCATAATAAGCCGCAGCATAATAAGCCGCATAAGCCGCATAAGCAGCATCAGCAACATGAGCAGCATAAGCCGCATAATAAGCCGCATAAGCCGCATTAGCATAATAAGCCGCATAAGCCGCATTAGCATAATAAGCCGCAGCATCTTGAGCCGCAGAAGCCGCATCAGCCGCAGAAGTAACAACAGCCGCATAAGTAACATCATTCGGAGTTTTCAAATAATCCTTAGCGGCTTCAATGGCTTTGCGTGGCCTATTGTCATCCGGATATTTTTTTTCAAAAATATCCAGCACTTGCTCCGCGGCGAATATGGCATATTTAACACACTGTGTTTTGTTGAAGAGTTTTGTTATTAACCAATTTGCATCGCTAAACCGGTTATTCTTCATAAGCTTATCAATAAATTCTTCATGTTCTAACCCGATAAGCTTATTTTCTACAACCCATTTATAGCTTGTTTCGCAAGCTCCTTTTTGGTGTAAAAATCCTATAGTAATTTCCATTATAAAACCTCCGATATAAGTTTGTTAATTAATACGTTTATGTCTTCAAATGTCTGTTTGTAAAGTCTTTTCTTAATTATATATGTTGCTTTAGTTTGATTAAATGTAGTAAGAGTTACAGTGTAAAGTATTATGGGTTTAGTAACTTCAACCTCTACATTCAAGCTAAATATTAGTTCATGCTTGCAAGCCTGAATATATAAAGGGTTTGTGTCGTTTAATTTTTCCGTGAAAGTTTCCATAAAAACCTCATTTCGATATATAATTAATAAAAGCAGTCACCCACCAATTTAACAAGTAATAAATTCCCACAACTAAGCCTATCCACATTAGCGCAGCTGCAAAAAAAGTGTTTTTGAAGTTCATTATATTAACCTCCTGCCGGGCGGTTAAGCCCGGCTTATTATCATTGATTTAATTCAAAATCTTGCTTTATTGTACCTTCTGGCACATAAATATTATACCAATCATTTTCGATGGTATAATCATTTCCTATTTTCAAATATGGAATTTCTATAGTTTGAAAATAGTTTATTTTTGATAAATCTTTTGTATAAAATATTTTCGACTTTGCGGCGGGTATTTGCTTAAACCGATACCCACTACCCTCTTTATAGTAAAAGGCATAAACCATTTCTTGATTTATATAACCACTTCCTAAGAAAAAATTACCTTGTATTGCTTGCATGTTATGCAAAGATATTAGCTCATAAGTAACGCAAGTTTTAATTTCATATTTAGTTGTAGAATGTAAAACAATTGCTGCTATTCCTACGCATACTATCCAATTTAGTAGGATTGCCATTATAGTATTAAACGTAGACTCTTCTATCCTATTTTTTCTCTGTAATAATATGAAAGTAAAAAAAGATGCTACTAATATAGTAACACACATTACTATAGTTTCCATGATATTAACCTCCTGGCGGGCATTTAAGCCGGCTTATTATATTTTATTTTTTTTCTCCGTAGGCTATAAGCCTTTCACAACGGAAAAAGTCCGACTCAAACTCTACCTCCCAGCGTTCGAGGATTAGCCCGTTGTATAAATCGATCCCCTTTATTTTTTTAATCAACTTAGCGCTCCCCTCATAACCCTCTTCTGATAAGGGCTTTTCAAATATTTTTACAATATCACCTTTTTTCATTTGTGTGCCTTTCAAATTTTGTTATTATTTAATTGTTTTATCTTAAAATATCCTTCGTTAGTAACTCGGTAGCCCCTGTCTTGTAAATCTATAATTTGTTCTTGGGAAAGTTGGGAGTTTCCAACCAATTCTTTTCTAACTACGTTAAGACAAGGCTTAAACTCGCTGATAAGCTCACTCTCAAGTCTAAATCTCTCTGAATTATCCTGAATCTCAAGATAATAGATGCGTAATCTGTTATAAGTGTCCATAATGCGCGAATGTTGTTTCATCCGGTTTCTGATATTCACTGATTGTCCGATATAAATTGGTACTAAATCATTAACAATGAAATAAACCGCAGCGACTTCGGGCAAATTTTCGCTTTGTAATTTATACGGCAGCTTATGAACTTCGGTCATTGTCATTTCTTTTCTCCGACAAAGGTCTTAATAAAATCGGTGAGTTTTGCAACAATAGTTTTCCCCTCAGATGCACATTTGCTTTTGAACTTTTTCCAAAGTTCTTTTTCAACTGATAAATTATATGCTGTTTTCATGATATGTTGTAACCTTTTTATATTGTTAATAATTATTATAACAAACATAACGTATATAATGTTAGTTGTAAAGGCAATAAATATGGGATGACTTAAATCACAAATATTTCCGATTATAAATTTTCCCCTGAAAAGTTTCCATATTGCATTTGTTATTTCCTATTACTAAATTTACGCCATGCACAAAGGACAAACAAAAGATATACGTACTACTATAAAGCAGTTTGCAAAAAAAATGAAAAACCTGCCCGCAGTGGAACACTCCGCCGTAGAAAAAGAAAAAAAAAAGACTGAAATTAAAGATTCTGAAATTAAAGATTCTTCTATTTTAGCGCAAAAAGATGAGTCTAACCAACTTGCCTTCAAAAATGAAAAAGAATATGCAAAGTTTTTAACTACATTTAAAAAAGAGCATAAAGTATTTGCGGATAATTATTTAAGTAATCTTAACTTAACAGAAAGTTACAAAATAGCTTATCCAAATTGTGCGCCTGATTCTTTGCCGTCAAAAGCGTCTGTGTTAGTAAGGAATAGTAAAGTACAACAATATATACAATACATTTATCACATCCGGCAGAAAAAGCTCGAAATTAGCGAAAATAAGCTACTTTCTAACCTCAACGACTTGTATAACAGGGCAATGCAAGCGGTTCCGGTGCTCGATAAACACGGCAAAGAGACAGGCATGTACAATTTTAATGGCATGGCAGCCGCAAAGGCAGCGGAACTCATCGCTAAAATAACCGGCATAGGGCTTATAAATAAAAGGATTAACTCAGATAACCTCGTAATCGTTAAGACTTATGTTGTACCCCAGTTCCAAAATACAATCAACCTGCCGGAGCAATCCGTTGAGAGTATCAAGCAACTCATCGAATCCTACGGTAAGCACGAATGATAAGTATGCCAAGCTGTCATGTCACTAATGATAAGTGTGAATTTAGCTTATAATCGCAACATTAGCTGTCCGATAATGTATATTATGTAAACTAACGTACACAAATTAACGATTTAACGATAACGATACAGCAGCCGATAAGGTTAGCCGGTTCAAATCAAGCCCCCCTATGTCTGGGTAGCCCCCCCATGGGGAGAACGGTGGTCGGTGCCGCCATCCGCAAATCATCCCTACCCGTCAATAAAGGTATTCTAACCCAGTATTTTTCCAATAGTCCTATGCGAAATCCCAGGAGATAATTTTTTTTCAGAGGTATAGAATTTTTATTTTGGTATATTCTTAGGGATTACACCGGGGCCAAGTGTTTTTGCGGTGGTAAAAGGTCATTTTGAAAAGATTAGAATTTGGCAAATAAACGAAGAAAGTAAAAAAAAAGTGAGAAATAGAAAGTGCGAAAATGAATCAGAATCAAAGGAAAGTGTCGAAAAACACCGGTAAAACACTTTTGGGATTTCAAGTACGATAATATTTATTTTAATAAAGTATTGACATTGCGATAATATTAACGTACATTAGCAGGGTAAAACAGAAAGTTACAATGACAAAGTACAAGCACAATGATTGTTTAATAAATCCTCCTGAGCCAAAGATATGCCCGAAGTGTAAAATTAACGACAGAGGATTCCAGAGTTACTGTAAGGACTGCCAAAACAGTTATCAGAGAGTAAGAAGAAAGCGCCCTGATGTATTAGCCTCAGAGAGGGAGTATAGGAGGGAGTACAGACGGAAATGAGCCCCTGTTATGTAGATATTAACGGTAGATTACGCTTTGAAGATATTGTGACTTATAAAATTATAGGCGTAAAGTTAGGAGAAGCCGGTAATTTGGTATGGATATTCAGGTCAATATTAGAAAGTAGGTTAAATGAATCAGATAAATAAAATAATAAATATCATTCTTTTTATTGCTTATTCGGTATTAGCTGTGTGGATTGGCTATCATTTCGGCAATAAAAAGACGGTATCCACAGCCCCCTCAATAGTTGTATTCCAGGGAAAACCCGATTCAACAAAAGCAATAGCGAAGCCCTTGCCTATAGCTACTGTTCCGGTCATTCGGAATGCAGCGTCTCATGTAAGTAAACCGGATAGTGTAAAAGCGGATACTTTACGGAAGTTTTTAAGCCAGCCTCAGTTAGATACTGTAGCTACTGTTCATCCCAAACCGATAGAAGAATATGATTCTTATAAAACATTTTCCGACAGCCTGGGTGATTATGCAATTAAAATTTTAGCAAAGAGCCCGGCGGATAGTGTCTTTTTAATTGTACATCATTTTGCAATGAAAACAATTGAAGCCTCTACCGATTGGAAGTGGTACGCCGCAATCGGAGCGGCGGCGGTATTAATTCTTGAATTTATAGGAAGCAGGCTTTTTAAATAATGAGTTACCTCAAAACCTTCGATCTGATATTAGATGACCCCGAAATTTATACCGAGCCTAAAAAAATAGTGGTTCAGCATTCAGTAGTGGCTCCCCAAGACGGCGGGCAAGTTGACTTCTTAAGTAGAGCAGAAACAGAAGTATTATACGGAGGCGCAGCGGGACCGGGTAAATCTTGGGCACTCGTTATTGACGCATTAGGTATTCAGTATATGTATGAAGAGTTTGGAATGTCCGCTTATAACCATCCCAAATATAGAGCCGTACTATTCAGACGTACCTCAACAAGACTACAGAACTTGATTGATGAAGCCAAAGAATACTATCTGCCATTAAATGCTAAGTTCGTACTACAACGAAAAGGTGAGCCTGGATCTTCCTTTACATTTTTATCAGGAGCTAAGATTTATTTATGCCATTTAGAAGAGCCGGGAGACGTAGAATCTCATCAAGGCGCGGCTTATCAGTACATTGGTTTTGATGAATTAACTCAATTCCAATTGAAACAGTACTTGTACCTCTTCAGTCGTTTGCGTGGCGTCGTAATGAACAACGGCGTATCCTTGGGTAAACGCATGAGAAGTACCACTAATCCGACTGGAGAAGGTTTAATATGGGTTAAAAAAAGATTTGTGAAGTCCAATAAGACGGTTTTAATCCCGGGTAAAACTTACTTCTTTATTTCAGATCCCTCAGTAAATGATCCCGAAGACAATCCTCAAGGCGTTTCCGTAACTCCCTCACATCCTCAATTTATGAATGCTAAGTCCAGAACTTTCATTCCCGGCTTTCTTGCAGAGAATAAAATATTAATGGAAAGTGATCCCGGATATGCTGCTAATATTATGCAGTTGGGTAAGAAAATGGAAAATGCTTTACTCCATAATGACTGGGATGCCTTTGGAGGCGACTTCTTTGATATGTTCGATAAGAATCAAGCCAAAATGAAACCTTTTGAAATACCGGACGATTGGGAATTATACGCTGGAATTGATCCAGGCTGGGCAAGCCCTTGTGCATTTAGTATGATGGCACGCGGCTTTGACAAGAAGGTTTATTTATTGTTCACTTATTACGTTAAGCACAGAGACCCGGAAAGTCACGCCAAAGCTATTTACAAATTAATTAAAGGGTTTCCATATACTAAAGGTAGAATGCCCGATATGATAGTATCAGGCTTGGATGCCTTCGCTAAAAAAGAAAGATATTCCGCTACTCCATCAGATCAAACCTTCGCCAATATCTTCCAAGAACATGGAATTTATTTACAGCGGGCAATGACCGATAGAATCATAGGCTGGTGGATAATGAAACAATATTTCTCAAATAAGATGTTCCATTACTTCGATGGTTATAACGATCCATTTATTGACGAAATTTCAGCATTGCAAACTGATGAGAATAATATTGAGGATATCTCAGGAAGTGGTAACGATCCCAATGTCCCCGATCACGCTGCCGATTGTGATAGGTATATCTTAGCCGCAATCCCTTATCCATTTACTAAAGCTCAAAAGGTTCTGCCTTATCAATTTGATAAATATGGTAAGAAGGGTAAGAAGAAAATTAGTGAATCTACTGTTATGAGTGTGTAAAACTTAAGTAAGTAAAATTTACTGATATGGTAATTCTTACCGATGTTCCTAACGTGAAACCTTCCTCATTATGTAAACTACCTATTGACATTAATAAAATTTTAAGTAATATTTACCGATAAAGATTCTTTGTGGTAATATTTACCGGTTTGAAGTAAAGATCTCTAAAGGTTAAATATTGAATGATCAAATGACCTATGGTTATGAACCCTCCCCTATTACAGGTTCTAAATCCGAGTATGAAGATGTAGAAACTATTGCAAGAATTGGCTCGGCTGAAATGAGTCTAATCGGTAAATTTGAAGTGTTTCAACAAGAAGTGCTTCAAAACTTTTACAGATTAGCCGGTCATATCTACTCAGCTCAGGATTTACGAAAATTAAATTTAGAGAAACGCCCAAATTTTGAATGGAATTTATTCCTGCCTATAATATTATCTATTGTCGGAAATTTCAAAGGTCAAGTACCCGGACTTGAATTTACCGGTATATCTCCCCAGGATCAACAAGGTGCGGATTTGCATCAAACTCTATCTAATTACTTTTTAACTCAAGCTAACGATATTGAATATGAAATCTCTAAAGCCTTTCTGTGGGCGGTAGTAGGTCGTATAGGCTGGCTTAAAACTTCCTGGTCATATCTTAAAGACCCCGATGGTATGATTTTAATTGAGTGGTATGACTCCTTAAGAATTAAATTTGATACGAATTGGCGCAAACGTGATACCTCCGATATGAGGTATATGTCGGATTCTGGTTTTTATGAAGCCTCTGAAATCATTGATATTTATGCGAAAAATAATCACAGTCTCAGAGATGAGATTTATGAAAAAGCTCGTATGATTGTTGGTGACTCCGCACTTAAAAAAGGGAAAATGAAAAAGATGCTCTTAACTTGGGCAGAGCGTTTTCTTAATGCTTCGTTAGATTATCAGGGTCAAAAGCATGGATTTGACAGTTTTAGCGATGCCGATGTAGCCTATAATTATGGCGCTACCTGGTATAACGGAGACGGCAGATTCAAAGTAATTGACTGGTATGAGAAACGACAACAACCTATTATGACCGTTACGGATTTAAAGACCGGACTCTCACAAGACATTACCGATTTAGTTAAGGATAAAAAAAGAGATTCTTTATCTGAAAAAAATTGGTATGACTCTCAGAAACTTCAACAAATTTTGCAGCAGTATAATGAGCCAAAAATAAGAGAAGAATGGCGCGATGTGATCTGGCAGACCTCAGTAGTCCCGGCTTTAAACTTAAAATTATATGATGATATGCAAAAGTATCAGAATGGTAATTTTAAATTCGTCCCCGTCTTAGCCCATGACTTTCATCCCGATATTTTAGAAACTAAATCCGTGCTTGATAATATTATTGATCCCGTATCGTCTTATAACCTCAGACGTAATACCATGCTTACCTATGTTATGAAAGTAACTCAGGGGGGGTGGATTGCAGAGCAGGGAGCCGTAAAAGGCTTTGAAGATGAATTAATGAGTAATGAACTCGTGGGATTAAAGAAAGTAGCAGATGGAGCTATTTCAAATAAGCGCATGATTAAACTTGAACCTCCGGTAATGCCCCAGGGTTTACTTGAAGAGTCTATGTTAGAAAAAGAAGATACTAATACTATCTCCGGACAAGGTCCTAATATGCAGGGTCGTAAGGAATCGGCTAAGGAAACCGGTAAACTTTACGAACAAAGAGTAGCCCAAGCTTCACTACTTCAGGACTGGCTTAATGATAATGCCCAATACGCATTAGTCATGGTAGCCCAAAATAATTTAGCTTTGGCTCAAAAATACTTAATTCTGCCTCGTGTTATTCCACTGTTAGGCGATGACAGTGATCCACAATGGCTTCAACTTAATGCGTCTATAATGGGCAAACTTCTTAATGATGTTTCATTCGGGCGATATCGGATTAAGATCAGCAAGAATCCGTTGGGCAAAAAAGCCCTCGAATTGGAATTTCAAAAGATTATGTCCATGAATCAATGGTTACAACAACTTGATCCCTCTTATGTTGATCCTATCACAACCTTAGAGCACTCCGGTATAAATGCGCGCTTTAAGATGATAGCTCATATTAAAAATGCTCAACAACAAATTCAGCAGCAGGTTCAGCAGAAACAACAGCAGGACCAAGCTCAACAGCAGCAGCAGCAAGTACAACAGCAGCAAGATTCAAAAGACAATGAGGACGCCAAACGGATGATGATGAATAACCAAAAGGTTGATTTACTTAAAAAAATGAATGAATTACACAAATCAACTATGGATAACCGGCAAGTTGCCGATACAGCCGTAGCTGATCATATTATGTCACAATTATCTTGAGTCTTATTTAAGATTCAAAGGAGTTAAAAATGAAACGTTTAATTTTAATTTTCTCAATACTATTAATGGGAATGACCTTTAGCCAAACTAAGGTTAATGACCAAAATGGTTTGTATAAAGTAACCTACACTATTCCCGCGCAAACCACTGATTCAACTACAACTTTAGTTTCAAGTTCATTTAGTCTGCCGAGTGATTACTCAAACACTGATTTTACAGTCCATTCTCCTACGGTTGCTATGAAAGTAGGCGGTAATTTTGGTTTGGAACCAAATACACTAATTGTTCTCAAAGGTTTTTTTAATGGCGGAGCAGATTCTTTTAATATGGATACTTTAAGAGTTTCCGATACTAATCAGACTACAAGTGATACTGCCGGTATATTTGGAGCTTATACGCATAATATTCGTGCTTCTCAATATCAAATTACTGTTACTAACACCGGAGGTTCTATTTCCGGCGGTTTTGTTGAGCTATACTTTACTAAGGCTCAATATTTACCGACTTTTAATTATAATAAATAACAGAGTCTTAAAGATTCTAATGCAATGCTATAATAAGCGGAGTTTCAAATGTTTAATTTATGGGTAAAACCATTATTTGTGTTACTAAGTTTCTTTGGATTAGCGCCGTTATTCGTAATTGAAGACGATCTAAAAGTTGATGAAACTAAAATCGATGAAACTAAAGTGGATGAGGTTCCACCTACTGAAAAAGTAGAAGAGGAGCCACTTGTTATTACTGATGATACTGACCTTCTAACCTTAGACCAGGAAGTCGTTGATGATATTCTTACTCGTGAGGATATAGATCCTGATAAGTTTTTGCTGGCTGTGAAAACTCTTCACACTAAAAAACCTGAAGAGCAAAAAGTCTATGTTAAAGATATAAAAGTCTTAACCGGCAAAGCCGCTGAAACTAAGGATGATCTCAAACCTGCTCAAGCAGCGTTACCAAAAGAACCGGATAACATCGGCAAACCTTTTGTTGTTAATGATGACTTGATTAGTAAAAAGATTGAAGAATTTCGAGATAAGAATAAAGACGCCAAAAATCTTGACCAAATGGCTCAAGATTATAAACTAATTCTTACCGGCGTTAAAGGTGATCAATTTACCGACCGTGCATTTAAGAATTATGTAAACTCTCAGCTCTATATAAAATCGCTGAAAAGCCCTTTTGATCCTAATTGGAAGCCTGACGCTGCTGTAGTCAAATCGCCTGACTACTTAGAAATGGCTACCAAACAAAAAGCTCAGATGCTGCTGAACTCAATTAGACAGAAATATCCTGATTTCCCGGAAGACGGGCTTACCAATCAAGAGTCACGCTTGGAATTTGAACGCATATTATTCGCTCAGAATCCTGTTGCGGCTTCTAAATATTCTACCGAGATTGACAATCTTAATCAAGGTATTGATAAGGAATTCGACCGGCATTATGATATCATTTCTAATTGGGAGCGAAGAGCTAAGGATCAAATCGAAGCCGATGTCAATTTGTTTAAAAGTTATTTAGAAACAAAAGGCATAACTGCTGAAGATATAGGACTTCCCGACCTTACTGTTGATGCTAATTATTACAACAAATTTTTATTTGAAAATGTATTGCAGCCTCAAGGCAAGGTTAACGAGAATGTCATTACTTTTTATCAAGGCAAAACTCCGATAATAAAACCCTATATGGTGAATTATCAACTCAGGGATTTATTTGACGGAGTTATCCAGGATAAAATAGCTGAGAAAGCAAGGGCGGAAGGTTTCAAATTAGGGCAAAGCGCCATAGTTGAACCTTCGTTATCAGAGAATCCAGGCCTGGGTATTCGTGAAAACCCCGATATAGATGAAAAAATACTCGAAAGAGACGATCTGTCTTTAGAGGAAGCCGATTCTTTTCTGGGGAAAGTTAAAAACCGTATAATTGGAAAAAGAAAATGAAAACAAAATTAATCAAAGATTTTTATATAAGAATCTTCTTAGCCGGATTGTTTACATGTATTGTAGCAATCCTAATAAAAGTTGATGCTAATATGCACCTTACAACTGCATCATCAGCCGCTATTGTAGTCGGAGGTATGTACTCCGATCAAATGCAAATCTTTAGGCGTGGACTGTCACGCAAACTTGACCTGTTAACCTGGCGTTATGGTAAATGGGCAAAATTTACTAATATGATTGATGTAAAAAAGTACAAAGAAGCCGGTACTTATGCAGGTGCAATGTCGTTACCAGCGCCTTCAAATCTTATTACTGTAGTTAAGGACTTTGAGCGTGAGGGCGGAATTTACATGGATACTCCCGTGCTTGTGCCTTTAACCGGAGTCGGCAAAGTTGGTACTGCGCCTTTGAGAGGCTCAGAGGAAAAACGAGCTATCCTAACCAAGAAAGTTGCTATCAACCAAGTTCGTCATGCAGTTGAAATTCAGGATAATAAAATGTCGAAACAAGTATTGAGAAAACCTGAAATCCAAATGGCACTAATGGAACGTGGAATGAAAGACTTACAGGATTGGTTCGGCAGAAGAATGTCAATGTTCCCTTATCAAGCTCTTTTAGCTAACTATTCGGATAACATCACTGATCCTTCCTATGGATTAAATTTAACATTGGCAAGCCATCCAAATACTTATGTAGCCGGTTTTGGTAAGGTACCTTTTGCTAATGTATTTAATGCAGCTTATGAGACCGCCGTAAGTAACAACTTAGCTGCTCTTGTTGATGATACCGCTCATCACTTCACAATGCAGTCAATTCGTAATTTGGTTTACTTGGCTAATTATCATAAGCTCCAGCCAATTAATATCAAAGGTCGTTTGGCTCCTGTTATCTTTATTCCCCCAGCTTTGGCTTGGCAGTTAATCGCTGATCCTGAATATAGAGACAATATTAAATTTGCTCAGGACAGAGGTGACGATAATGCGGCTTGGACTGGACTTCTTGAAGGTACATTTGTTGCCGGCGCTTTCGTTATAATTGACGACTATGTGCCTGCTGCAAGAGTTTCAACTGATCCGGGTTATGTTGCTGCTAATGGAACCGTGAATTATGGTTTAAGTACATACATGGCTAATCCTCGTGACAGTGGAGTTCGTAAGCCCGCTATCGTTGTGGGAGCCGGTTGTATTAGTGCCGGTTACGGTTCGGAACTGGGCTTTGAATCCGAGCACGCTGATTATGCTCAGTTCTTAGGTGACGCCGCCGATATGATCGTTGGATTCCAAAGATCAGATATTATTGACGACGATAACTATTTCGGTAATGGAGCCGGTGCTTTCTACGAAAACTCTACAAGTTTAGTAGAATGGTTCTATGCTTCTGATCAATTAACTGCTATATAACATAAGGAGTTTAATATGGCAACTGGATTTAAACGTAATAATATTTCCACGATTGATGGTGAATCCTTTCAGGATGCTTTTGGTCTTACTGCTGCTCAGGCTAAGAACCTGGACGTTTTAAGACTTCAAAGCGATAATGGAGAGAGGCTCATTGGTTGGTGGGATAATGCGACTGCATTTTCCTCAGCGGAAAAAACAGCTTGCATAAATTTTCCTAAAGGCGCAATAGTTTATGACATCCAGGCTCAGATAGTTTGGATGAAAATTGCTGCTGCCGGTACTGATACTTGGGCTTATTCTGCAACAATGACATAAGAGTCCGAGAGAATTAAAAACGGGAGGATAAAACCTCCCGTCTATTTTCAAAATTAATTGGAGTAATATCTAATGACAGAAATAAATGTGAAATTTGTAAATAAAAAAGGCGTTGAATCTATTCATAGAATGCCTTTGAAACAATATCTGCAAGCTAAAAGAGTAATGCCTAATAGCTACTTCCCTGCCGATGAAGAATCTAAAGCATTAGCGGAGAAGGTTGATATTAACATAGTTCCAATGGGTACAACTCTTGAAGACGTAAAAAAGTTTGAAGAGACTAAAGGTACAATCAAAACTCATAAGACTACTCAGTTTGATTCAATGTTAGAATCAATACAATCCGGTAAAGATGTAATTGATGTTCCTGACGACATTCAGAAGCCCGAAATACCTGAAATTAGTTTTCCTAATGCTCAGAAAGAAATTACTGCGCCTAAATACAGCAAAGAAGAATTAGAGGTAATGACACCGGACCAGCTTGACGCCGTAATTGGAGAGCTTCCATTAGTTGAATCAATGAAAGCAATGATAAGAAAAATTAAAACAAAATCTGAGAAGATAGATCAAGTGACTAAACTCTTAGGCTAATTTATGAGTAGAGTAGATAAAATAGCATCTTGGGTTAAAAAGGATTTACTTCAATTTAACAAAAGGGAGATAAGTTTCTCTGAAATTATTGAAGCAATTAATCAAGCTCAGCAAGCCGTTGCAATGGCTGATGATGTTTTGGATGTAACCGCCACAATGACCTTAACAACTGCCGGTACTAATTATCCACTGATCATCACTGTTCTTAATCCTGGATCGGTGCAGGTAACAATTACCGATATTGTAAAGAGAATCAAATCAAGTTATTATAATGTTAGTGGAATTAAACCTCCGCAATGGCTTAATAATGCGCAATTTGATTATCAAAGAACAGTAGAAGCTGCTCCGGCATATCCCAAATATGCTACGGTGAGAAATAACACTATCGAGTTTTATGGTGCTCCCGGGATTGCTTTAAATGGCAAAACATTTACAATGCAAATTATTTTAAGCAAACAGTCAACTGATGCAAGCGGAACCTACGAGCCTGAAACTCCCCAGCAGTATGATTCAGCTTTAAGGTATTATGCAGATTGGTATTTGCTGCCCTTAGAAAGCACGAATAGAGAAGTTGTGATTAAAGCCTTCAATGACGAAATCACAAACAAGAAATCAATTCTTGCTAATAAGGATAATTTAATCAATATCCCCGATGGTGATTATTCAGGTCGAGTAGGAATTATAATGGACTTTGTGAGAAAAGACCTTCTTCAGTTTAATATGAAGGATATTTCGGTAAATCAACTGTTATATGCAATTAACAAGGCTCAAGAATCTTTAGTAATGACTGAAGACTTGATCTACAATAAAATCACTATACCTATTGTGGCGGGTACTAACATATACCCGCTTGTTTTTGGAACTCCTCCTCAGTCAATAATTAAGAAAGTTAAATCGGTGCAATTCCCTCCTCACTGGTCGATTATACAGTGGAGGACTTCACAACAATTTGATAACGATCAAGACACTTATAGCGATCTTACATATCCTCAATTCGCAACAATTAGAAATTCGGCTTTGGAATTTTGGGGAATACCTCAAGACATCCCGGGTTCAAATTTATATTTAGCTTGTTTATTATCGAGGCAGACTCAGGATTGTTCGTATAGTTATGAACCTGAAACCCCTCAAGCTTATGACGCCGCTTTGAGATATTACGCCGACTGGTATTTAATGCCTGTTGACGATCCCAATAGGGATAAAATGTATTTATACTATGAAAGTGAACTTAAGAAGTTTGAAGGCACTTTTAATAACACGGATTCCTATTCAAGGAATCCCGATCCTAATTGGTAAAATATGGCAACAACCAAACTCGATATGTTGGCTCAAAGATTTATGCAGCAGATTCAGGATCCAATCGTCCATGATCCCATAACTCAAAATTTACTACCGGGTAATATCATCAGGACAATTCTGGAAATTCAGAATTACTGTGGAAACGCCTGCCTTAAATATGTAAAAAATATTTGGGGCATGGCTAAAGGAGACCGGAATTTATTCATAAGTTTTATACCCGAATTATTCAAAACCCAAACCATTCAGTTTCCAAATAATACAGCTAAAATTGATATGACTCAGGCTGTTTTATTTAAAGATTTCTTTGATTGCTTGGATTCATATAACGGTACTATACCTATTGAGATTTGGAATCCCGTACACTTAACCGATGCTTTAACAAATAACGATCCCTTTTATGCAGGCTCAGCTTTAAGACCTGGCTTAATTTATCAGAAGCCTTACTTATATTTATTCCCGGCTTCACTGTCCGGAGCCACTGGATATCCTGTAAGTTTAAACTACATAGCCTTGCCTATTGATCCCTCAACCGGAGACTTTTTAGTAATTGACGGTAATACCGATATTCCTTTTAGCTATGACCATATTCAGGAAATTGCAGATATAGCAGTACAGCTCTACAGAACCGATGATGCGGAGGCTCAAAGTGCCGGCTAATCTAACCGATACTAAGATTTTTGGCTTCTCTGGAATTAAGTCGAATATTGATCCCATAGAAGATAGAAACTCTTTCGTTAGAGCAACTAACTTGGAGTCTCACGTTAAACCCGGAATTTTAACATTGAGACCGACTTATCAGTTAAATTACCCTTTCCCTGTTGACAGTTTAAATAGAATTACAGCGGGGAAGTTTATATCATTCGATAATTACTACGACAAGACCTTTGGAGTTGAAATCACCGTTTTAATTCAATCGGCTCAAATAGTCTCTACAATAGTAGGCTATAATTTTAATTCAGTTAATGTATGGATAAGACCTTACTATAACGGTGTGATGTGGATTGATGCTTGGCAATGGCTTAATGAATGTTATATTACTCAATTAGCAACCGCTCCGGATGCCACTTACTTAAACAAAATGGACATTCAAGGCTATATTGGGGACTTAACACAGTGGACTGCAATTAACGTTACTAAAGATTCTACAATCCCCGCCGCCGTCTTATTGTCTGCTCAGAATGGAACTAACACGACAATTTATACTTCTAATTATTTGAATAATTGGGCTATAAATGACGTCATAGTTTTAATGAGAAATTACATACCTTTAAAATACTTGCCTGTAATGAATGCAGTAGATCAAAGAGAAATTAGCTTTAACAGGCAGCCATCCAAAATGCGTATTGGTTTTGGAGGTAAAGAAGGTCGTGTTGCTTTGGGTGTTGAATATGTGAATAGAACTTTACAATTAAGTAATTATAGTTTTACTAATATTGCCCCTGCGTTAGTAGGAAAAGAATCAAGCTATGCGAATATCAATAAAGTAATTGTACAACCTTACATACAGTTTAATGAAAACAACAGAGATTTTTTAGTTACATTAAACAATGTAGGCTCCGGCTCTTATGCGCCTGGTACTTATTATTTCAGAGTGACTGCCGTCTTAGATGGATTTAACGAGGTTTTAGTATCTCAGAAATCCATAATTTGTGGTACTGATAATAATAAATTCCAAATTTTAATTGAAGTTCTTGCAGGCTCTTTAAGCAGAAGGCTTTCAGATATTAATGTTTATTCCTCCTCTGATGGATTAAGTTATTATTTCTGGAAAACATTAAATTTTTCACAAATTGGAAATTCTTTAAGTCAATCTATAATTTTAGAGAACTCAGGTTATTTATATATTAATGAAGCCGCTCAAAATATGTACACTGAATCCTCTGCCGTGTCTCCATCGGATGCCAATTCTTTGGGTTCATGGTTTGCTGCCTTAGACCCTTTTGGTCACGCCACTGTATTATCAGTGGTCGCAGGAACTTCTCCCGACGTTTACGCTATTGATGCAATTCCATCACATGCTTTTTTGGCAATTTCAATGTCACTGCCCTTGACTGCTATATTAGCTCCTCAAATAGTAATGAACGTTCAATATAAATTTGAGGCAAATGTTTTCGCCACTAAATTAAGCAATTTCTATTTCTCATTAGACGTAGTTTATCCCGACAATACTAAAACCACAATTAAAGATGGCTTTACAATACCCATATTAACTACTGATGCGGCTTATAGCGACTTAATTACATTTACTCAGCAGGATATTGATAATCTAAATTCTTACTTAGCTCAAGCCGGTACATACGCAGTAATCTCGGTAACTGTATTTCCTCAAAGTGGAAGTTATGCAAATACCGACTATATGCAATTAGGTAAATTCCAATTACAACAAGTCCTCTTGCCTTCATTGGATACTACAACTCTTCAAGGTTCTTTAGATACGGCTCAAATGGGATATATCCCTACAATGAATTTAGTCAAGGATTGGGCTCATGCTTTAGTCTTAAGCGGGCGCACTTACGCCGCCGCCGGTTATGTAGATCAAAGTTATGACTCATTAGTGTTCTTTTCTCCTATTGCGGGATCGGGTGCATCTGAGTATGACGTTCTGCCTGAGACTAATTTCTTGGACTCTGATCAGGATTCTTTCAGAGGTGAATCTATAATAGCCATTTCAATACTCTTAAATTTACAGTTGATAGTTTTCACCGAAGGCGGGGCTGTGGTAATTGATCCTAATTCCGGTGAAACTACTGAAGTGGCTCGTGGCTTTGGTATCATGGCTAAAGATTCATTACAGAAAATCAGAGATACTTTAATTTGGGGTTCAACTGAGGATATTTGTAAAATCGCAGCATCTACCGGATATGAAGCTACGATTGTAAGCGCGGATTCCATAAGAGATATTTATAATTCAATGGCGGATAAAACTTATTTAGTTTCCTGTATTGACAGGTTTGGAACTTACAGAATGATATTACAACCTGTTGATAGCGCTCAAGAACTTCTACTCACCGAGAAGGGT